GAACCCAAGACCCACAGCTTAGAAGACTATCCGAGTAAAATAATACTATCCTCTGAAAGATAGCGAATTACGGTGATTGTGTTTTTGTCTTTATATTCGTTTTATTGCGTGTTAATACATATCATCACCATTTTTTCCTGGTTTATAAGGCTCTTTTTTCTTTTTAGGTTTTACATATATACCCTCACTAATTTGGCTATCATCTGTTACTTGTTTAACAAGTAGGAAATGTAGCACTTTTTGTTTGCCCATATCGCTTGATAAAAAATAAGTATCTTTGACAGACCATCCTAATTTTGACATATAATTAAGGGCATCTATTGTGGTATTGAACTTTGTTGCCTTCCCCTTATCATCGCAAATAGTACCATATCTATTTTCTCCAAGGTCTATTGTAATGTTGACTTTTCCAAATCCCCAAAAATTAAATGCCATAACATCGCAATATACTGGTCGAGACTGTTGGGCAAAGATACTGGTAGAAACGACCAGCATTATAATTAGTAAAAAACTCTTCTTATTCATTTTATATAGTTGTTTATATTATTATCCTGCTATTAAGATTGCAACTAAAGAAAAGGCAATAATGGCTACACCACTCCAAATATAAATATCAGCGACACGCCTATTTTGTTGTTCTGTGTCACTATCTGCCTGCATTTGGTATTTTTTCTTAACTGTTATATCACCAGCATATCTTACCCCACTTTTATATCTCCTGTCATTTTCGTAAGTAGGTACGCTTTCATATTTATAGACAGTAGCAAATGATGCTTTGGATTTCTTTTTTATCCCATAGATGAGTAGTACAACACCACCGAGAATGTTACACAAGAATGCAAGTAGTATTCTTATAAATATGCCAAATGTTGAATGGCTCTCTATATACTCTGCTGTTTCGTTATCCTCATTATTATGTATTGTCTTGTTATCTACAATACGATGAGGGGTTGAATGCGCATCGCCATAAACTTGGTTGCTTACCACCTTCCCTGCATCTCTACCGACCTGATTAACCGCCGACCTTATAAAGCCCTTTCCTAAATTCTTTGCAAATCCCATAATTGATTTTTTTTTGAAGTTATCTTAAATTATTCTATGTTATAGTCACTGTAGTATATTTGTGCGCATACCCGAGAATTTTTATGTTTGCTCACGAGAGATTGAGCCAAAGACTTTGTAAGCCTGTAATATGTCTTTTTTCTTTACTTCCTGCTCGGGGTATGATTGGTTAAGGGGTACAAGTCTGTAATTATCTTCATTCGTGGCTGGAAGTATGGCACGGATAAATCGTTCTGACTTTGTGAAGACGAAGTAAATTTGTCCGAGTGTGATGCTGTCTGCTTGGTGTAGGAAGATTGTATCACCGATGTTGTATTTTGGTGCTGCGTCATGCCCGAAGTAATAGATACCTATACATCCAGAGAAGCAAGGTACGGAAACGTATTCGATGACTGGGTAATTATCTTCGTTGAGGGTTGCGGTAGAATTAGCAGAGATGTTCAATACTGGCTGCTGGTCGGATTTGATACCGAAGATGTCTTTTCCGAGTATTTGTGTTATTTCCATGAGATAGCCAAGCTTGAATATCTGTGCGTTGAGCCTTGACGATAACGCCTGTGGGGTTATGTCTAACTGCCTTGCCAGCCATGCGAGGTTGATGTGGTTAGCTTGCAGAGCTTTTCTAACTTCATTCCCTGTCATACTCTATTTAGTCTGTTTTAATTGTGGCTTATTTCGTATTTAATTCAATGAGCGTTCCTTGCTCTATGTTCACGCAGCCGAGTACGATGTCTATACGTCTTATAGAGCTTTTCGGTATTCGCATGGGGGCGTATATGAGCGAGCCGTCGGGATGTGTTGCTGTGTTTGTGGAGTACGCCATAAGGTATTCGCCCTCGTCACGTATAAGCTTCGTCACACGGTATTCTGTTGTTTCTATGACGTATGCCTTGCCGTTTACCAGTAGGTTGATGTCGTCTACCCTGCGCACTGCCAAGATAGAGCCTGCTGGATATTCTACCATACTATCTCCGATGTGTCTTATGGCTGCTGTTGCTGACTTAAACCAATCCCCTGTGTTGACCATTTCCACGCTGTAACCGTTATTGTCTACTGATTCTCGAAACTCATTGTCGCCACCTACTGAATAAACATCATCGAAGAATGGTATCATGTTCGCTTCTTTGACTGATGATACTTCGGAGTTGGTATTGTTTAGCATACTGCCCTCCCCTGTTAAAAGCCAAACACGAGATAAGTCGCTATAAAAGTTCAATATTTGTTCTATAACCTTATCGGATAAATCTCTATTACCTTTCCTTGACTTTCCAATTAAGCCAATCGAGAGTCCTAAATCGTTTGTAACCCTATTATCATTCAGGTCTTTGTAGGACATATATTCATCAAATCGATCTATTTTCCTCATAGCTTTTGTTGTTAAAGTTTGTTAATATAGAAAGATATTCTATATTTTCCTTGGTTCGTATAGAAATTGTTTCTATATTTGCAATAGATTTCTGAAACAAAGATATAAAGAAATTCTGAAACATACAATACCCTGAACGGGGTAAAACTTAAAAAAGGACTGAAAAATGGAAGACAAAATTTTATTCAAGGGGTTCACAAACAACGAAACGTTCATCGAGCGTGGTGAGTATAAAGAAACAGAGCTTGACAAAGCTAAGAAAGAAGCAGACATGCTTTTACAAGCTATCGGCAGAAGGTATTGCCTTTATATGAACAGGCCTTTAGACATCAAGCCGTCGAGAAGCATAGAAGTGAGAGAAGAAACAAACATGATATACGCAACCGAAAGGGCATACAACAAGCTCAAGGAGCAATACAACATTATGTGCGACTTCTAAACCATTTGAAATATGAAGGCAACAGAATTACAATATAGCACGAGAGAGATTAACCGAGACTTTAAGATTAAGGTCTACGGTTACACGGAAGAAGGGATAAAGGTTGACAGGCTGGTCGGTGTTTCGGGTCTCGTACTTCTGATAGGAGTAGAGCATGCGAACAAGCAGATAGAAAGAGCGTACAGGTCGGGCAAGGACAAATGCGTATGTAAGTTACGCAGGGGCTTGAAAGTTACGTATTACGTTCACTAAAAAATTAGGGTGTTATCTGATAGGCAGACGGTAGGGTTCGAGTCCCTGGCACTCGCAGCGCAGTCGGTACAGAATTTCATTCCACTTTGAGCCATCCGACATAAAACGAAAATGACTGAAACGATGGAGGTTTAGACTTGCACCAGATCAATCGGGCTGTAGTGAGCCTTAATCACTACGGGTAAAGAGTAAAGGCTCGAGGGTGGTTCAAGTCCACCATTACCACGAGAGAGCTACACTTTAAGTAGCGGTTCCCCTGCCTGATGGGGCTGTAAGTTGCAGGATTGCGATAATATCCAAACATAGCGATGATGCAGAGGCCAACCGTAGAAGCAAGCAGCCTGTCCTTTTTTGAGGACAGGTCGAGGCAAGCAGCGGGGAAGAAAGTGACAAGGAGCTAAGTAACAGAAAAAAACAGGCTGGCATCGTTGAACTCGATAGCATAGTGCGAAGAATAGTACCACGAACAGACCGTTGTAGGTCAGCCAGCCACGAAATGTATAACTAAAATTATTTTGATATGGAAGAGAAAGAAAAAGTACGTGATGCTCGTGTTTGTGAGGGCGTAGAAGAGTTGCAGGAAAGGTTGAAAGAGCTTTCAAATGAGTTAGAAAATCAAAAGCTACTGGTAAGCGCCTATCGTAGAGAAGCGGAGCAGTACAAGGGTTGGTGGTTGAGAGAAACGAAAAAAATAAAAATGATGAAGGAAGACATCGAGGACATTAAAAAGTTGACAAACAAAATAACGGAAAGATGGTGAAAAGAAAAAAAGCAGTTATGCCTACACTGAAGGCAATGGAAGTAGGCGATACGGAGAAATGGCCGATTGAGCGTTTAGAAGTGGTAAGGGTCACGACGGGACGTTTGTCTGCCATGAAGAGACGTGAAGGTTGGAAGTTACAGATGAAAACAGCGGGGCTGGTGGTGGAAGTCACCAGAATGGCTTAAGGCTGTACTATCTAAAGCGGAACATCGTCTGATGCTCGAGTATTGCAAGGGTTACTCTGATAAGGAGGTAGCCGATAAGCTGTGCAAGAGCTATTGGACGGTAAAGACGCAGAAAAAGACTATTTACAGAAAACTTGGTATCTCGAAAGATACGGAGTTATTGTGGTGGATGGTGTGCGAGAGGTTAAAGATAGATTTTGACCTCGGAGAGATACGAAAGCACGGTATCGAAATACTCTTTAGCATTCTCTTTATTGTGATGCAGGTAACGAATAACGGAGGGGATTTGCGGAGATGTAGGATAGCGAGACGTGCGAGAACTGAAATAAGGTCAGGAAATGGAAAATCGAATTACGGATAGCGAAAAGCTCCTGACCATCATGCGAGTGATGAATAACAAAACATTTGGACTACGGTTTAGCGAGAAGATTGTGGGCGGTCGCTCACGACTGGAAAGACTTATCATTGCTGGAAAGATACGGGCGGAGAAAGGAAATGACGAAGCTCAGAACGGTAAATGGCTGGTTAACGCTGCCGATGTCCTAAGATATGCAAGAGTGAAATGAAAACAAAGGAAATCGAAAACCCTACCAATTTACAGGTATGGTACGAAGAGAACAAGGAACGGTGTATTAAATGGCTTGATAGTAGAAGTGAGCTATACAGCAGGATAGCGGAGATGCCGACTACAAGGCGTACGGTGATAAGGGTAAACCTCATTACGGTAGCGATGATTGTAGGGGCTGTTGCTGTAAGCGAGCAGCCAGTGGTATCGGTGTGCTCTATGCTGTGTGCTGCTTATTTGGTAAAGAGGTTGAACGGCACGGATAACAAGGAATAACGGCAATATGGCTTTCACGTAGTGGAAGTCCTTTTTTAAGTTTTTTGTGGTTGTTCGGTCTGTGAAGATAGAACAACTTTTTGGGGGTGGCTACTCTCTGAATGGTAGCAGAGTGAAATTCATACGGCAACGGGGGTTCGATTCCCCTACCACCCACACGATTTAGTAACTAAAACAAATGATTATGGAAAGTAGAAAATTGAATTTTCGGACGCTGAATGCTGACGAGATTGAGTGCAGAGTCGGATCTGTATCAGAGGGTAAAGGATGCTCGCTGTTGATGTACAAGAATGCACGAGTTGATATGACGCTGCTCGATGAGGTTGTAGGTGCGGAGAACTGGCAGAGAAGTCACGAGGTTATCAATGGTAACTTATTTTGCAAGGTCTCTGTGCGTTCAGATGGTGGCGAGTGGGTAAGCAAACAGGATGTTGGTACGGAGAGCAACACGGAGAAAGAAAAGGGGCAAGCCTCTGATGCTTTCAAACGTGCATGTGTAAACTGGGGCATCGGTCGTGAGCTTTATACATGCCCGTTTGTATGGGTAAATCTTTCGGCTGACGAGTGGAGGATTGGCTACAATGGAAAGAAGCAGCCGAAGACACGTTTCTATGTGTCTGCGATTGAGTATGATGAGCAGCGCAGGGTGTCGTACCTCTGTGTGGTTGATGATAAGGGTGTGCAGAGATACACGTTTGGACGCTCGAGGGCTTTGGATGAGGAGCGACAGAAAGCTATTGAAGCTATCAAGAATGCAAAGACACGAGAAGAGATTGTGCAGGTGTATAATGCTCATCAGAGCCTGCACAGCGACCAAGCGTTGATTGATGCATGTACAGAACGAACAAAGGAATTAAAAGCAGCATAAGGATATGAAAAAGTTAAATGAAAGCCCCGTAATATTTGATAGCGGGAAACATACGTACACGTTGAATGGTGTACGGTTGAGTGGTGTAACGGCAATTGTTAAGTGGATGTTTCCAGAGACGTACAAGGATATTCCACAGTCTGTACTTGAGAAAGCGGCAGCCCATGGTACGCAGGTGCATACGAAATGTGAGCTGTATGATAGTTTGGGTATAGGCGATGATATGCCAGAGGTGCAGGACTACATAAGGCTAAAGGAGGAACAAGGGCTTACGACGCTTGTAAGCGAGTATCTCGTTGATGACGGTGCGCATATAGCTTCGAGCATTGATAAGGTGTTCGATGTGGACGAGAGCGGTTGCTATCCTTTGGGGGATTTGAAAACTACGAGCAAGGTTCACAGGGATAACGTAACGCTGCAGCTATCTATATACGCCTATCTCTTTGAAAAGAATAACGAAGGAAAGAAGGCTGGCAGGTTGATGTGTATTTGGCTACCGAAGAAGCAGTACGGTGATGCTGCGATTATAGACCTTAAGCGCATACCTTCTGATGCGTGCGAGGAAATTATAGCAGGTTATTTGGCGAAAGAGGACTCTGCACCATACCGTGAAAAGTGGTTCGGAGCTGGAGAATGTTCAGAAGTTGCACCTATCGAAGAAGAGTTGCCAGCAAACTTGAGAGATGCCGAAGAAGAGATTATCAAAATTGAAAAGGCTCTTAAAGAACTGGAGGATAAGAAAGGAGCGTTAAAAAGCGGTCTGTACGATTTAATGGTGAAGCACAATGTAAAGAAGTGGCAATCGAAGAGGTTGCAACTTGTGCGCAAACTGGACGGCACGAGGGAGATGCTGGATAGCGCAAAGGTAAAAAAGAACTACCCAGAGATATATGAAGAGTGCAAGAAGATTTCGGCAGTCAAAGGAAGTTTAACGATTAAAGTTTTATAAAGATGAGAACGAAGAATGCAGTGAGCCTTATCGGTATGGTCGGTAAGGATGCGGAAGTGAAACAGACGAATGGTGTGTCGTATGCTCGGTTTCCACTTGCTACCTCAACAGGTGGTTATAAGAGGCAGGACGGCACGGAAGTACCCGAGAAAACGCAATGGCATAATATTGTGGCTTGGCGTAATCTGTCTGACTTTGCTGGAAAGTATGTCAAGAAGGGAATGAAGGTAGCCGTCGACGGAATGATTACCTACGGAGAATATACTAACCAGCAAGGACAAAAGGTAAATACGGTTGAGATACTGGCTAACGATATCGTGTTGATGTCTATGCCACAGAGCCAACAAGCACAGCAACCTACTGTACAACAACCTATGGCACAGCCACAGGCAGCACCTGTACAGCAGTCTTTTGCTACTGGTGGGTATCAACAAGCAGCGCAACCTGTTCAGCAGCCACAGGCGCAGAATAACGCCCAGCAGGGAGGATATCAGGAGCCGTTCCCTCCAGCTGTGGGGGCTGACGGGTTGCCGTTCTGATGAAACAGGTAACGATAACGAAAGAAGATGGTCATGTTCGTGTAGATACGAACTTAGACTATCTTTTTTCAACGTTGCGAAATGGTGTGTACACGCTGACGGTAAAGAGGGCAAGCGAGAAAAGGACAATCGCACAAAACGATTTGATGTGGATGTGGTTTGCATGTATTGAGAATGAAACGGGAACGGCAAAGGAAGATGTGTATAGCCATTATTGCAAGAGGTTTTTATCGAAACCAGACCCGATGGGAGAAGGTTTTATCAATGATACGAGTAGCAGGCTGAACACGAAGCAAATGACAGACTTCATGAAGAAGATACAAGCCGATGCTACGAGTGAGTTTGGTATTACGTTGCCTGTGCCAGAGGATAGATATTTCGAGGATTTCTATCAGCAATATAATGTCTAATCAAAATTAAAGAAAATGAACTTTAAGAAAATTCAACTAACGAAGCAGAATACTCTGAATGTGGTGTATTCGAACGAAGATGGAGACACAATCACTATGGTTGGTGCTAACATTGTGCATCGTGACTTTAAGGAAGCGATGAAAAACCTCGTCCCTCATTTGGCTCTACTGACAGAGCAGAGAGAGGCGTATAACAATACTCTCGGAGAGTTAGAGCAGCAGAGAGAATGGGAAGAAAAGAGTGTGTTTACACGAATGTCTGTAACGTCTGTAACGCTTAATACCGATGATGTGGTAGTGTGTGGTAGCCGTGTGCTGGACAGGGGAGATATTATTAACCTCAATGCTCCGAAAGTCTCCACGGTAGACGATGAGAGCTACGAATATATCTCGGAGCTGGCACTGGCTATTGACAACTTGAAGTATGAAGCAGAGCAGTACGTCACGGAGCGCAAATGGGGCTTGAAGCAAAGCGAACTGAATTTCGATGATGCTGACGACCCGTTTGCTGGTGTTGATGCTGACGATGTCCCCTCGGTCACGGTGGAGATAAAGAAAATGCCAAAGGATGAAAAGAGAAAAGGTCGTAAGAAGAAAACAGAAGTAGCGTAAAGGGTTATGATGCGTTCTAATGTGATGACGTTTACATTAACTCCTAACTGCTACAAGGTGGCGTTTAACTACCACCCATTGCTGGTTGCATGCGTAAAGAGAATACCGTCCGCTCGATATAGGGCGGATGGTAGATTTTGGGAGGTATCGCCCCTTGAAAAGAACTACCTAAACCTTATGGCAAGCTGGGCTGTGGAGAAATCGCTGTGCAAGTCTGTACAGTGGTTGTCTGATGAAGAGCCTGTCGAGAGCTACGAGGTGCCAAAGATGCCGAAACTGAAAGTACCGCATAATATGACTTTAGAGCCGTATGAGTATCAAAAGGAAGGCATTGCGTACGCACTGGAAAAGAAGCGTTGCATTATGGGTGACGAGCCAGGGCTTGGAAAGACAGCACAGGCTATTGGAACGATGACAGCGTCAGGGGCATGGCCAGCGTTGGTTATCTGTCCTGCGTCATTAAAAGTGAACTGGCAACGAGAGTTTAGAAAGTTCGGAGGTGTTCAGGCTATTATACTAAGTGATGCTAACAGAAGCACATGGCAGCAGTTTTGGAAAGTTCGCAATATGAACGGAGAGCCACTGGCGAAGGTCTTTATAACGAATTACGAGAGCTTGAAGAAGTTTTTTGTAAAAAGGATAAAGAGAGAGCAGCGATTTACTTTAAGAAGTGTGGAGTTTGACGAGCGGATAAACATCTTTCGATCTGTAATAATTGACGAGAGCCACAAATGCAAGTCGAGTAAGACACAGCAGAGTAAGTTTGTACAGGGTATTGCGAGGGGCAAGGAGTTTGTGCTGGAGCTGACTGGTACGCCTGTTGTAAATAACAATGTCGATTTGGTACAGCAGCTTAATATTATGGACAGGCTGGAGGATTTCGGAGGGTACACGAAGTTCATAGAGAGGTATTGCGCTGGAGAAAATCAGTCGAGCCACCTAAGGGAGTTAAACTTTTTTCTGAATAAGTTTTGTTTTTTCAGACGTCAAAAGAAGGACGTTTTGAAGTGGCTACCCGATAAGACGCGTTCGTATCTTGTTGTTGATATTGAGAACAGAAAGGAATACAACGAGGCAAAAAGGGATGTTATCCAGTATCTGCGAGAATTCAAGAAAGCTGATGATGATAAGATACAGAGAGCTATCCGAGGGGCTGTCATGGTGAAAATGGGCATACTAAAGCAAATATCAGCAAAGGGAAAGATAAAGGCTGCAATTGATATTATTCATAACACGATAGACGGAGGTGAGAAACTGATAGTATTTTGTTACTTAAAGCAGGTTGTTGCGGAACTTAAGGAAGAGTTCACAGATGCGGTAACGGTTACTGGAGATGATGATGACAGGGCAAAGCAACGAAGTGTAGACGCTTTTCAGCAGAACCCCGACACGAAGTTGATTATTCTAAATTATAGGAGCGGTGGTACCGGGCTAACGCTTACGGCTGCGTCTAATGTTTTGTTTATCGAATTCCCATGGACTTATTCAGACTGTTGCCAGGCGGAGGACAGAGCGCACAGAAACGGTCAGAAGAACGCTGTAACGTGTACGTACTTGCTTGGAAAGGAAACGATAGATGAGTATATGTATCAGTTGATACAGACGAAGAAAGATATTGCAAACGGAGTGACTGGTACGATTGATAATGTAGAGGAAAAGAAGGTAAGTACGCAGCAGATGCTGTTGGACGCTGCTTTCGATATGTTCAAAGGAGAATATTAAGAATGAAGCCATTAACGGAGAGTCAAATTCAAAAACAGTGTGTAGAGTGGTTCAGAAGAACTTATCCGAGTATCGAGCCGTTGTTCTTTGCTGTTCCGAATGGTGGCGCTCGTAATGTGTGGACTGCGAAGATAATGCGTGATGAGGGTGTGCGAGCTGGTGTGGCTGACCTTATTCTGCAAGTTCCGATAGGTGGTTACGCATCGCTGTGTATTGAGATGAAGACACCTGTTGGCAAGCAGTCGCAGAGCCAAAAGGAATACGAGAGGCTGGCAAAGAAGATGAAAAACAAATATGTGGTTTGTCGTTCGCTGGAGGAGTTTAAGAAAGCTGTACGAGATTACATTAACAAGTAGTAAAGATGAATTATATTAATTTGATAAATAATTTTTGGCTTCTTAGTGAAGAGTATGATTTCCGCCCCATAGACATTGCGCTCTACTTTTATTTGTTGAAAGTGGCGAACGGTCTATTGTGGAAGCCATCCTTCCGTAGAAACAACCGAGAAATTATGGCGAAGTTAGGTATAAGCAGTTATAATACTTTTAATGATACTCGCAATAGATTGAAAAATGCAGGTCTGATAGATTATAAAACCTACAATGGCAAGAGGTATTCGACCTACACTATTACAAATACCTTGTCAAAAAA